AGCTTTCTGGCGAGCGTCCGTATAAAGTGCCGTTGGCTTTCTAATTTCACCATCAATCACTTGTTCATTAAAGTCATAAAACTTAGAACGGTGGGGGGGGGGGAAGAAGCTAAACTGGTTGAAATAAATAAAAAACTTGCCAATATGGTAGCTACTATAAATTTCATTTTTTTAAAAACTTAGATAGTTTCTCCAAGCCCAGAATTTGCGCTTCTTTAAGTAATTAGTGACGTTTTCATTATCATACGCTTCTTGTTCAAAAGGATTCCTATAATATGCCTCTTTCCAAGTGCCGAACTTAAAACGTCCTATAATAGAAAAAGCCCCATATAGCATCCACTGAAAAATAAAAAATAATTCTAATTGTTGATGAAAATGAATTGTTTCATGCTGTTTGAGCGTAGGAGTAAGCTTACCACGACAAAAAACTAAGAAAGCAAAATTGAATGCCCAAACATCGATGGGGGCAATATAACTTAACCAGACTGGTAATTTACTATTTTCAATAAATATAGGACTAAGCTTGTGCATAATTATTCTCCCTGAAGCCTATGAGCTGCTTTTTAATTTATAAGCAACATGTACTATTAAGGTAACCACTCCTACCAAAAGACCAATGTCAAAGATTATCATATATGTTGGTCCCGGCATATACGTTGAAAGCCTTGAAATAAATCAAGCCAGCTGTTTTCATGAAGACCATCCTTTATCATCATCATGTGGGTGTTGGTCTTATTAAAATTATAATCAAATTCTTTAATGGTCCAGTCCGCCTTTTGTTTCGTTTGTACAGATAAACTTGGACAATAAAGCTGCATCAAACTATAATTGTCTTTAATTAGTTGTTGACTCTCTACAATAGCTTTATATGCTTTAATTTTGCTTTCTTGATTCGCAGCAAATTCTATCAACTCATTGATTGTTATACTTCTTTCTTCTGCAAAAAAATTAAACCTTTTTGAAACGGTTTTTAGCCCCACCCCCGTTACTCCTCCTAAATTATCGGATATGTCGCCAGCCATAGCGCGTGCTAAGGCAAAATTTAACGGATGGATTCCAAACTCTTTAATAATGCTCTTTTTGGTTAAAAACCGTTGTTGGATGGGGCGATAGAGAATAGTTGTATTATCTAAAAGCTGATAGAAGTCTTTGTCGCTCGAAATAATCACTTTTTGATCTTCTTTAAAACAAGAATAACCACAGATATAGGCAATTAAATCATCTGCCTCCACCTCTTCAGCCATTAACTGGATTACAGGGAAATTGTTTAAATATTCAAATACTCTATGCATTTGCCATATTTTGTTTTCTTTCTCTTGTTGTTCGCTTAGTATGCGCACATCGCGATTAAGTCGGACGGGAGAACGCCCTTCTTTATAGTTTTTATTCTGTTGTTTTCTCTTGCGACTTCCGCCTCGTCCATCCCAGCAAACAAAAATAACACTTGGCTTTATCTCTCGTATTAGCTTTTGTAAAGATTTTAAAAAACCAGCCGTTCCGCCAATAGGATGTCCCTCTTTAGATATCGTAGGATTAACGATATAAGAGCGCAAGAAAAGATTCAGCGCATCGATAATCATCACTCTTTCATTCATCATAGTTTTATTTCCTCAAACCCTTTGCAGGTAGAATAAATTACTTTTTTTACCCCCACCCACCTCAAAGCCGCTTCACACATTGTGCAAGGTTTACTTAATTTATAATATTGTTCCTTGTTGATCCTTACTACATAAACTGTAGCTCCCTCGGTATGTGTGCGAGCTATATTAAGAATTGCTCCAAGTTCAGCATGAACTCTGGCATGGTGAGGGTCTTCTTTTCTAAAACGAGCCGCAAAAGAACTAAATTTGTTTTTATTGCAAGCTACATTGATTACATTTGCGCCCTTCACGAGCACCGCACCGTGGCGTTGATGGCATTCAGATTGGTTAGATACCCTCATAGCAAGATCTAGATATTTTTTGTCTTTATTAGAAAGGAGATAGGGTGTGGCATAACTTTCCATTGTCAACTTATTTTAATTAAAAGTTATTTATCTGTCAAGGGGTTTTTAACGATGACGTCGATTGCGAAAATGCTTTCTTCGCTGGTACCGTCTATTGTGGTGACGAACTACGGGTCGATGATGCTTGTGGTGACGAACTACGGGTCGATGGTGCTTGTGGTGTCGGTATACTCGATGATGATAACGTGCGCGGCGTGGTTGGTGGTGTCTGATACGATACACGTTATCATAACGATGTTCCCGATAGACAACATAATGATGAGGGACGTGTGAATCATATACCACTTTATGTGGCATAATCACCTCAGTCCCAGCATAACATCCCGCCGTAGCAAACGACATTCCACTAAATAAAACAAATACAATGCACATAGGCATAATAAAATCTCCTGTTACCCTATATTATATGCAATATAGGTGCCAAAGCTTGAGAGAACGGTAATCGCTTCCTTTTTATCATTGTTTTAAGCTTCCTCAACTTCATAAAAGTTATCAGCTTTTCCAATTCTTTTATCAAACTTCATAATAATTTCTTCATCCATAATTTCTATTACACGCTTCTTAAATTTTTCATCCTGAATTTTATCTACCCATTTAGAAGATTGAAACTTTTCTATTGTTCCATCTTCATAGAAAAGTTCATACCAAGCACCATGCCGGGTCAAATTATCTGAACCTTGAATGGCATCAAACCAACTTTCTTCATCTTGAACCCCAACGTGATCTCCCCACAGAATTTTAAATTGACATTGCCTGCCTTGAGAGCCAAAACGTGATTTTTCAAGTTTTATTTTAACTGTGTTACCGATACGATAACCTTTATTATCACAAACAAAAGAAGCCTTTGCTTTTGGACGAGTAAGCCAAATTCGCAGCGAATAAGCATAAATCAATGTTTTGCCACCCGGTGTCATATAAGGTGTTGTAAGCGCTTCAGCTGGAGAACGAGTAATATTGGCTTTCAGCTGATTCAAAACCAAAAAAGTGGATTGAGCATTTGCAATTGAAACTACCAACTTTGACATTCCTTTTGATAGAATACGTGCTTTCATTGCCATGGATGACTGAGGATTAAAGTCTCCCTCAATGTCAGAGATAGCGGGTGTTAGAGCTAAGCTGTCCCATATAAAAAGCATTCTATTGTTGTTTGACTTGAGAAGGTCTTCAATGGTTTCTAAAACGAATTCAACAGAAATGGCTTGAATGTATAAAATATTATCTACTTCACACCCTAAACGAGCAAGAAAATTATTATCTAGAGCTGATTCAGAATCAAAATAAACAACATCAATTCCTTTTTTCTGGGCATTTGCAGCAATTTGAGCCGCCATATAAGATTTCCCAGCGGATTCGAGTCCAGCAATTTCTGTAATTTTCCCTATAGGAATTCCAGCCAACTTGCCACGACAAACAATACTGTCAAGCCAACGAGAGCCAGTAGGGATCCAATCAGTTACATTTGTTGGGTTTGTTTCATCGTTCAAGTCATGCGCAACTGCCATTCCTGCCTTTTTATTAATCAAACTCCTCATTTGAACAATACTTAGCTTTCCCGCTCTCATTTCTTTTTTATGTGCCATTCTAATTTCCTATTTCCCCACCTTAAAGGCATGTACACAACTGCGAAAACCTTTTTTATCCATTTTAATTTCAACAAGCTCTCCATGATCTTGAACTTCTAAAACATATTTCCTACTTCTCAATAGTAAATTAGCCACATCACTGTTATCAGACCAAAATGTAACATAACCTGCTGAGATGTCTTGTTTGTGAGCATTAACAGCACTTTCGGCGTCAGGACCGCCTCCCTTTCCCTTAAAGCGAGCGGCAAGTTTTTTAATATTTTCTCTGAAGTCCGGTTCGCCCTTTTTATATATTTTTTTCATTTTCTTTCCTCTATTAAGATAGACTTTCTTGTTTGTTTTCTTCACAAGAAATAAGTCCAAATTTCTCTCCCATTATATCCCAATCTTCATATAACTGTTCTAACGTTACCTTAAGATTTATTTTTTTAACTTCATATTCTGTTTGTGGAGCGGCGTAATGTTTGAAAAAGGCGTGACCGCCGGTTACCTCCACTCTCCCACAAGTACACCTTCGTAAATCATCTTCTGTGCGGGAATAAACTATATCTCCACACTCTTTACACTCGACAGCATTAATTAACACCTTGGGTCTCTCCTTTTTGAAAGAGGGAAACACCGGTTACAGGTGTTTCCCTCCGGTGAAAAGATAATTTTATTGAGCCAGCAACTCACTAAAAGCTTTATCTACAGCATTACCCGTATCTGACGCAGCTGCGTCTTCACTTTGGGCTCCCTCGCTATCTAGAAAAGCCGTTAGAATCTCTTGAACTTGTTCTGGTGTTCGCCGGGATGCGACAAAAAGCTCTTCAAAATCAGGAACATTTTCCAATAGTTCAGCCCCACGCGCACTATCTTTGTGCAAACGTGAAGACTTACGTCGAGGTGTAATTTTAGTCTCTGGGAAGGAAGCACCTGCTGGTTTACTATATGCAACAACCAAATCAGTGCCCTCTTCAGCATCAGTGATATCACCATATTCTGGATTCAACACCAAAGCAAGTAAAGTTTCATAAGCGCGTTTACCAAATCCCCAGATTCTCACACCCTCTTCCTCTTCGCCACGCACGATAACTGGAGCAAAAAATCGCTGTCGAGCACTAAGCTTTTTAGCCATTCGTTTGGACTCCTCGGAACCATCCTTCCAAAGACGCCGAACATAACTATCAAGAGGGCAGTCCTCTCCAAAATTCTTTTTTGGACTCAAGAAACCGGGCTCCTCACCAATATTATAGTGAAACCAATAGTCACGGAAAGGATCACCATTAGGAGGGGGAACAATTCGAATGATCTGTTCTCCTTCTTGGGGTCGCCAAAATTTGTTAGAGCCCCCTCCGTTGTTTTTAAGCGCGCTCAATCGTTCACGCATTTTTTTCATGTCAAGTGTCATAATTAATTTTTTCCTTTTAAGTTAAAGTCACTCTGATAAATCTCTCAGAATGCTAATTGCTGAATCAATGTGCTGCTACTTTCACAATAAGCATAGGGACGATCATATTCAGAAGAATACACCGAATAACATACCCTCATTTTATCGTGTTCCGTCGCATTTTTAATTTGTTTTTGAATTTTTTCCATTAAGTTCACATCTTCTTCTAACATTTTCTGAGGTACAATATAATAATACCTTTTTTCTCGTGGAATGTCAAGCGAAAAAAACGTTTTTTCTTCATTTTTTTCAAAATCAACCAACCCAATCGACCTTATGCGTGCGGTCGGAATACGATTGGTAAAAGTCGTAAAAACCGGGGGCAAGTGGTCGAATACGTTGATCATATGATAAGTGGAAGAAATCATTTCATTAATGCCATCCCAATATTTTAAAATCGGCACTGGACCCAGTATATCAGAAATTTTTTGATTGTCAATAAGAAAAACTTTCTCGAATACCGCTGACCGTGCATACTCTTGAAAAACATTAAATAATAATTGATTTTGAAGCTTTTGAATAGAAACTAAATTATCCAACTGAGGTAAGATATACATTAATGATATTTTACTTTTCTTTTTTATTTTCTCTAATATTCGTAAAGAAGCCCCAGACACCACGCCACAACTTGTAATAAATAAAGTTTCAGGCATCACCCCCTCTAAAAACTTGTCAATGCCTCTAGGCATCTTCTTTTCATACAGTTCTGGGGATGTTTGGAGCTTAAAACCAAGCGTCTTCTTGGTTTTTTTGAGACCCACATCAAGCTTTAAGATTTGATATTCAGGGTATTGTTCAAACTGATCAGCAACATTACACCCAGCTTGACCTAAACCAATTACGGTCTGCATTTATACCTCTGCGATATCACTATTTTTTATCTAGTTTCTGGGTTATTTGTTGAACTAGTCCCAACTTTCTTCTCAGCTCAGTAACATTGATGTTTCCATGTTTAGCTAATTCAATTATGTCAATTAAATATTCAATAAGATCGACTTCATTAGGTTGAATACCCGCCACTGATTTAGACAAATTCATAAGTTTTTTCTTCAAATCAGCAGGTGTAGTTGGTTCTTGCGAGATGGTACCGGTTACGTCTTTTTGTCCTGGTGGTGTTTCAAGCTCGCTAAGTGCCATTTCTTCTTTTACTAATTTTTTAAGCAATGATTTCGTAATTTCCATAACCAGTCATTTCCTTTTTTATAATTAGTTAAGTTATGTTTAACCTCTGCATATTTAACCAATCTTTTCCGCCGCTGCAATTGATTTTAAACCTACCCAACCTAGTTTCACAAAATATTTCTTTTATATTGTTAACACAATATTGATCTTCTTCTGCCAGGTCAATCATTATTGCATCGTGATTGCAAAATTTAATAAAACTTTTTTTGCCTTTCAAAAATTCCCAGACTTTATACATCTGCTCAAAGAGTAGATCTGCAGCGGTGGATTGAACTAAATAACTAATTGCGTGGTCCTCATCACACTCGATTTCTCTCCCGAAGGGGTTAATAATTTTATTATCCCTAAAATGCAAAGTTTTTAACTTCTCTCGGTCGTAAATGGCATTAATGCCACCATCCTCGCTGCGTGGGTTATACAGCCAAGCAAATACTCTTTTTTTAGCAGTTTCCCGATCTTTTATACCCTTAAAGATGTGTTGAAGGTTCCATTCATGGAGATCTGCGCTGGGCTGCTTATAGTTCAATAATCCTAATACTGTTCTAAGTTCAGCAGCATTAAAATCCAATTCGAATAACCAATCATTATTTGGCTTTACTACTTCTCGATACTTTTTAGCCAATGTCATCACAGGGAATGATCTTTTTTTAGTACTCAATCTTCCAGTTATAGTTTTAAATTGATCATAAACAATGTAGGGGTTACTGTATTTTAAGAGCTTATAAGTGTTTTTATCTTGTACATTTAATCTTATTATTTTGTTTAAATCTAAATTTAAATTTCTATATTTTATATCTGCAATAACTTTAGTTATTTTTAATAAATGGTCATAATTTGTTGGTTTACGGTTATTCTGAAAGATGTAATTACATATACTATTTTTCACCTCTGCCCATTTAACCAACACGTGTTTCGGAAGTATTTCATATATACAAATTTTATTCATATCCAGACCGGCTGTGGCAGTAGCCCTTAAAAGGGCTTTTATCTGTGATTGCACGTCTTGATGTTTTTCTTTCAGCGCTTCCGGGCAGCCCTCCTCTAGTGAGCCTCTCCCAATAAAAAGATTGGCATATTCAATTTCACCATCTTGTAAGTAAGGGGCATACGACCAAGTATGAGTACAGTCTTTACTAAGGTGGTCGTGGAACCTCGATTCCTTATAAATTAAAAAACACTCTTTCTTTTCATCAAACGTTTGAAAAATCATCAATACTCTCCGTAGAGGTTTAATGTGGGTGTCTGTAATATATCACTAAATTATTTTATCGTCAAGCTCTTTTATCTATTTTGTTTCTTTTTCTTTTGTGCGTATAAGGCACGGGCTAGATAACCAACTGCGTCGTAAGCATCTAACTCTTTTAAAGTGCTTTTCATTTTTTTCACAATAAAACTATATTCTCTCTTTTTTAGCTTTAAATCTTCTTCTGCCAATCTTATTTGCAAATATCTTTCGAGCAAGTAGCTCTCCGTATATTCTGGTGATGTTTCAAATTCTTCATATGTGCGCTTCATGAGTTCCACATGGCGCGGGTGAACGGCTAATCCAGTCTTATACGAAGAATCCATTGTTGTTTTATTAATTTTATTGGAAATACACGTAAGCTGAATAGTAGGCTGAAAATCTACAAATAACAGATACGCAAACCATAAATAGTTTTTAAACGTTTCAAAGCTAAAATACTCACATAAGAGATAATTTTGTATAAAATTGTCCTCTGCATCTACAACATCATAGTTAGCCATATAATCTTTTGTTGTGTGAGAATTTAAATTTGAAACTATTCTCCAAGGAATATTTTTATCGATAAAAAATCCAAACCCGTTCATTATACGCGCATATTGAGGAAAAAAATCACTTGATAAATATTTTTGCCACTTTAAATTATCATCATCATAAGGATCATCTCCAAATTCAATAATTAAACCACTGATTCTTGGACTAGTCCGATTTGAAGCCAAATAAGATGCCTGAGTTATGGGAAAAGTTTTATTTTCTTTAGCAAACTCAATATAATAATTTAAAAAGTCTTTAAAGTTTTTTATTTTGTTTCTTCTTTTTTTAGTTAAATACTCATTAATAAAAACGACTTTTATTGTCCCATCCCAATAAGTACGGTAGAGTTCATCTATATTTTCATAAGCTTTTGTAGGATCAGTAACGTCCACGATTGAACTCATCGATGTTCTAATGGCTTTCGTCGCTGTGATAACAAATTGAGCCATGTCATGGTAAGCATCGGCAACAAAGTTCATAGCGTATAAGTCACCTTTAAGAAGCTTGAGGCGGCTTTCAAGCGGATAAACATATTTTTCTGTTGTATCAATTTTTCCAAAAAGAGGCTTATCATACCATATATCTATTGCTTCATATCGAGATGAATAGATAGCAGGATCTATTTTATAATAATTTCTTTGAAAAAACATGTAATCCGCAGGGAGTCCGTTTTTTCCAAAGGGTTCATATTTTAATTGTCTCGGCATATATTAATTATCTTTTTTTATTTCTTTTTTCTCTTTTTCTTCGTAGGTTTTTTCTCGGGTGGTGTTGGAGCTGCCTTGGGAGTGTTCTTAGAACTAGGCTGGCTAGCAACAAGTTTTTTGGCTTGATTTTTCGTCGTTAAGTTCCAAGTGGAAGCTAGCTTCGCTACTGCCCGATTAGAAATTATCTTTGCAGCTGTGCCTTGTCGATTATCTATAGTGGCTTGCGATGTTTCATTATATCCCGTGATGGTGGTGGTATATTGTCCACCGGCAGACCAAGCGTGTTCAATCCCTATTATTTTATAGTAGCCTGCCAGGTGAAGCCATTTATTGGTCGCACCCGAAATATTTAATGAAGGAGTTCCCACATAATAAAACATAGCCATATGAAAATAAGGTGTACCACATAAAGTAATCTTAGTTGTAAATGTTGCAGGGAGAATAGTAGTTCCACTGGAATCACTTCCCCGGTTTTGCGAACCTTGATTGGCTGCATAAAGTGCTTCTTTCATACCAGAAATCTGTTTTTCGCTTATTTCTATTTTTTTAATTGCCCCCGTAGGGCTTCCTCCTAAATTAAAATGAGCTACCCCAGCACTTGTATTAGCAGACATGTTTCCGTTTAACTTCTCAAAATCAGGATCGTTCCTTACCGTAGTGAAAAGCACGCCGCACTTTACTCCTTGTGAATCCTCCACTTTAGTGCTGATGATCAGCTTGCCGCCCTGAATTTCAACCGGATAGGTGATAAATTGAATGCTATAATTATTTTTTGAAACAGCGCGACTTTTTGTTAACACCGTTCTTCGCTTCTGGGCTTTTTGAATTGTACTTACCATTTGATTAAAAAGTTGAAAAATGGTCATTGAATCTACAAATTCGCCAAATATTTGATCTGCAAAATAATGGCGCAGTTGGGTTAAAGAAATGGGAATATTATACATATCTGAGATTTGAATCTTTACCGGCGATTGCCTTAGTGCTAATTGAGTTAAACCTATTATTTGTCTTTTTACAAGTTCTTTGTTAGCACCTTTATTAAGCCCTAGAAGATATTCCATCACAGCCGAAAGCAAATCACCCAGAGTGATAAATTCAATATATTTAAATTCATTTAAGGCTTTTTTAAGAGCATCTATGTCTCCTATATTAGAAGCAGTAGAAACGTGTTGTGTAACTGCTTTATTTTTCTTATCGTATGTTTGCTGTGCTGTCTCAGCCGCGCTCTTGGCAGACCCAGCGGCGCTTGCGGCTCCAACGGTTGCGGTGGCAGCTCCGGCGGTGGCGGCTGCAGCGTCTGCGGCTTTCTTTTTAGTTGCTTCTAACGCGATACGGGCGGCTTCGCGCTCTTTTTGTAATGTTTCTAGTGATTTGCCCCCCCCCCGGCGCAGTCTGTTTGTGGCTCGTTGGTGGGATTTGCGTTGTTTTTCCTTTAGTGATTTTTACACTAGGGTTTTTAGCATTAGGATCTAATTAGTTTTTAATAGCAGCTTTAT